GGAAGCCTTGAACACGATGTCGTCGCCGTTCACCACAACCAACCGGTTGTTCACCATCCGCCAAGCTTCTTCCGAACCGAACGCCAGAAACAGCGTTGCGATGTTCGAGATGCATAGCAGAGGGAACGACAGGTAGTTGCCCATCAGTTGCCCCGTTGTCTGTTCAAAACAATGGGACGTCCCGTCAGACGTTTGATAAGTGACGGTACCTTGGAGGGAGGCGAGGGCTAAGTCCCAGATTTGGGGTGGGACAAAGCAGGAGCGGGATCGGAGGGTGAGGAGGATGTGTCGCGCATGCGACGAGGACAAGTTGTCAGTTGACGCCTCGTAGTCGCCGGAGCACAGGGGATCGGATGAGGAAGGGAATGAGGAGAAAGTGGAAGGGAGGGGGGGACCACGGAGTGTGGTGCCCTTCCGGGTGAGAATGCCGTAGATGAGGCGGTGGAGGGGTGCTAAGAGATGCTGTATCTTGGAACCCAAGGTTACCAGGCGCAACTTCCCAGAGTCGGGAATGGCCAGGGCCTTGTGGAGCTTGATGTCAGACATCGCACCGGGGGGTAGTGGGGAGGTGCCCAAACACATGGAGCGGAAATCAGTGACGCTGAGATCCCATTCGCTGGCATGGATTCCTTCAACAGTCTTACCGTTGGAAAGGATGCCGCGTGACACTTCGCTTTCGTAACCCTTGTCCCAACCAGACCGGAAGGTCGGCAAGAGGTAGTTATCGAGGGCAGAGGTGTACTCCGAGTTGTGGAGCGGGGGGCGGGATAGCTTGTGAGCATACCCGTGGAGAAGTTCGTCAGGTGACTGATCCTTAGGGATAAGCTTGGCGAACAGGAAGGCGGAGAAACGAGTGGAAGCCTCTTCTGTCGAGCATACGTCAGGGAACTGAGCGTAGTCAACGAGAGAGGACTTTGGGGGTAATGAGGGGGGGAGGAAGGAGGGTAGGCAGGTCAAACCTCGGATGGTTCGCCAAGATGTACCTAGCTTTTGCTGATTTCTGGATTTTTGTCTAGTTGTCTGCATTAAGTGTAGGTGTGTGGTGGTGGGCTACCGAGCCCTGCGGTGTGTCGGAGTGGCATTTACGTGCTACGTCTCCATGTTCCGCGACTGTGTTTCCTAACCCCGGGGCCCCTGAAGGGGGACTCAAAGAGTGGGTTGAGGCAGTCGGCGAAACGGAGTTCGCGCGCCCAGGTCCGAGAACCTGTGTCATACGTGTCTGCTTGAAGAGCGTGACATCGACAATGCGGGTAAGACCCGCAACGTTCATCTGTCCCCATCTCCGAAAGGAGTTCAGGGCGACATCAGAAATCCGCAGGGAGCATAGTCATTACGACTTTCCCATTGTGTGCGGCCCAAGTCAAGTTCAACACTTGTAAAAATGTTGACCCGAAAGGGGGTCCCCGA